TTGAACAATTTAAAGTAGTCATTGGTGACGAAGCACATTTGTTTAAAGCTAAGTCGTTAGCTAAGATAATGGAGAAGTTAACAGTCTGTCCATGGAGGTTTGGGTTCACTGGAACACTAGACGGGACGTTAACTCACAAATTAGTTTTAGAAGGTTTGTTTGGACCTGTTGAAAAAGTAACAACTACATCTGATCTAATAAAAGAGAAGCACTTATCTGAGTTTAAGATAAATATTATCACACTCAAGTATTCAGAACAAACGAGGAGCTTGTTAAAGAGATCTAAGTATCAAGACGAGATTGATTTCTTAGTTAGATGTGAGGCTCGTAATAGATTTATTAAAAACTTATGCCAAAGTTTAGATGGCAACACATTAGCATTATTTAATTATGTTGACAAGCACGGTAAAGTGTTATACAATATGATGAAAGAAGATACAGATAAACCTGTATTCTTTGTACATGGTGGAGTGAAAGGAGAAGAGAGAGATCACATAAGGCAGATAGTCGAAAATGAAAGAACATCAATTATTGTTGCATCGTATGGTACATTTAGTACTGGTGTTAACATTCGTAATCTGCACAACATCGTGTTCTCTAGTCCGAGTAAGTCCCGAGTGCGAAATCTCCAATCAATTGGAAGGGGACTTCGAAAAGCAGACGGTAAGTCTGAGGCTCGTTTGTTCGATTTAGTAGACGACCTAAGATTTAAACAATGGAAGAATTATTCGTTAGAACATTTTAGTGAGCGATTGAAAGTATATAATGAAGAAGAGTTTCCGTACAAGATTTATCAAGTACGTTTAAAGGAGTAATTCAATGACTGAAAGATATGCTACATTCAAGTTAATGAATGGAGAAGAGATACTAGGTAAGGTAATAACAATGACAGAAGAAGAAGTTGTTGTTAATGAACCTGTACAAATTCATAGAATGGTAGGTGACATAGGACAAGAAGTTGTTCGTTGTTCTTATTGGATGTTGTTTTCTAACACACCTACTGTTACAATAGATAGAAATAATATATTAGCATATGCTGAGGATCTACATCCTGGTACCATTAAACACTATGAAGGGTTCTTAAAGTATCAGCAACAACACACTCATGAGCTAGTGGATGTGGATGAAGATGATCCAACATTAAATTTAATTAAAGAGGAGTTGAAGAAGAGAATGGGAAAGAAACGTGATGGTGGACACCAAAACTTAAATGATGAACTGAACCAGATAGATGCTATGATACAAAAGCAACAATCTAACACTACGATACATTAATCATGGCACATTATGTAGATAATAAAACCTTGTATCAGGTAATGGTTGAGTATAAAGAAAAGGTCAAAGATGCTGAAGCAGTAGATGATCCACCTCCCAAGATACCAGACTATGTTGGGGCATGTTTGTTAAAGATAGCAAATAGATTGTCAACTAAACCTAACTTCATAAACTATACATTTAGAGAAGAGATGGTTAGTGATGGAATTGAAAACTGTATTAATTATATTAACAACTTTGATCCGGCTAAGTCTAAGAACCCATTTGCATACTTCACTCAGATAATATATTATGCTTTCTTACGAAGAATTCAAAAAGAAAAGAAACAACTATACATCAAACATAAAGCAATAGAAAACTTTCAAGTGTTTGAAGAGAATATAGATCCTATTGATGGATCGAGAATGGTTGTTAATAGTAATGTAATTGAACCAACAGAGTATATGAAAGACTTTGTTCAAGAGTTTGAGAAAAAAGAAAAAGAAAATAAAGTGAAGAAGAAAGATATTCCACCTCGAGGCGTTGAGGTGTTTTATAAGGAGAAGTAATTGAAGATTGCGCTAGTGACTGATACTCATTATGGTGCGCGAAACGATAACTTAAAAGTTGCCGAACACCAGAAGAGATTTTATGATGAAATATTTTTTCCATATCTAATAGAAAATGACATAAAAGATATTATACATTTAGGTGATGTGTTTGATAGACGAAAGTATATTTCGTTTACATCCTTGCGTGCTGCTAAAGAAATGTTCTTTGAGCCAACACGACAGCATGACCTGAAGGTACATATGTTAGTGGGTAACCATGATTCAGTTTATAGAAATACATTAGAACTGAATAGTGTTAATCTTCTATGTAAAGAATATCCAAACATTACCGAGTACTGTTCACCAGAGACGATGACGTTGCTGGATGGAACACCTATACTAATGGTGCCATGGATATGTAAAGACAATGAACCTGAACTACTTAAAGAGATGCAAGATACCTCTGCTCAGATTGTAATGGGTCACTTAGAACTAAGTGGGTTCCAAATGAATAAAGGGTTTGTAATTCAAGAAGGGTTTGATCATAAAATGTTTAGTGCATTTGATATGGTATGTACCGGACACTACCATCATAAGTCTTCAGATGGTAACATTCATTATCTAGGTGCACCTTATGAAATGACATGGATGGACCATGATGATGATAGAGGGTTTCATGTCTTTGATACAGAAACAAGAGAGTTGACTAGAGTTGTAAACCCACTTAAACTATTTCATAAGATATGGTATGACGATACCAATATACAGTTTGATGAGCTAATCAAGAAAGACTTTACTTATTGTAAAGATAGTTTTGTTAAAGTTATTATCACTAACAAGACTAATCCGTATATGTTTGATACATTCATATCTAAGATAGAAGATAATAATCCTATCAATTTACAAGTTGTTGAAGATCACTTAAACCTCGATCTGGATGATGACGAAGATATAATTGATGAGGCAGAAGATACTGTAACAATACTTAACAACTACGTTGATGGGTTAGAGCTTACAGCTGATAAAGAGAGGATTAAGACTGTGATGAGAACATTATATGATGAGGCTATGTCTGTGGTATGATAGTATTTAAAAATATAAAATGGAAAAACTTTTTGAGTTATGGTGATCACTGGACCGAAGTAGATCTTAATCAAACTAAGTCGTCTTTGATTATAGGAGAGAATGGTGCTGGTAAGTCTACTATCCTTGATGCACTATCGTTTGTTCTATACAACAAACCGTTTAGAAAAGTTACTGTACAGCAGCTAGTTAATAGTATCAATAGTAAACACATGGAAGTTGAAGTTGAGTTTAGTATAGGTAAGAACACATACAAAGTACTTCGAGGTCAGAAGCCTAGAGTATTTGAAGTATGGATGAACGATAAGTTATTGAACCAAGAAGCTCATGCTAAAGACTATCAAGAAGTATTAGAGAAAACTATTCTGAAGTTAAACCACAAATCATTTACTCAGGTAGTAGTACTTGGTAATGCATCGTTTGTTCCATTCATGCAACTAGCAACTAACCACCGTAAAGAAGTGATTGAAGATCTATTAGACATAGGTATCTTTTCTGTGATGGCAGCATTACTAAAAGAAAAAGTTAGTAAGAATAAAGAAATAATATCTGAGGGAAGACATCAGGTAGAGATGATAGAAAGTAAAATAACTTTGCAGCGCGAGTATGTTGATAAGTTAAAGTCACAGCAAGAGGATGCAGTCAAAGAAAAGAAAGATAAGATAGAACAGCTAAAGAATGAGAATGGTATACTAGAACAGAACATACAAGACGAAGAGGTTACTAGAGCTGAGTATGAAAAGTTACTAGCACACGAAGAAAGTACCAAACAAAAACTAAATAAGTTAAACAATCTCGATGATAAGATAGAAGATAAACTTCGTCGTTTGAAGAAAGAGATTGAGTTCTATGAGAACCATGATGATTGTCCTACGTGCAATCAATCTATAGACTCTTCATTTAAACACGAGTGCATTGAAACAAAGAAGGGACAGATTGGTGAAGTTACATCTGGAGTAGGTAAACTTACAGATGAGATTAGAGAGACACAATCAAGTATTCAACAGATGGTAGAATACAACGCTGCATTGAATGGTGTGGTTAAACTAATAAACGAATTGAACGGTGACCTTAATACTAACAATGCACTAATCAATTCATTAGAAGAAGATATAAGAAAGTCATCTAAGAAAGATATAGCTGAAGAAAGAAAAAAGATAGATGCGTTGACAGAGGATATGGATGGAGCATCGAAAGAGTTAGGTCAGAACCTTGACGACAAAGAAATATTTGATATTGCAACTAAGTTGTTAAAAGATACAGGAATCAAATCTAGAATTATTAAACAGTACATTCCTATTATTAACAAGTTAGTCAATAAGTACTTAGCAGCAATGGACTTCTTTGTACAGTTTGAAATAGATGAGAACTTTAATGAGATAATCAAGTCTAGGTTTAGAGATGATTTTAGCTACGCATCTTTTAGTGAAGGTGAAAAGATGAGAATAGATTTATCATTATTGTTTACCTGGAGAGCAATTGCTAAGTTGAAGAATAGTGCAAGTACAAATTTATTAATTATGGATGAAGTATTTGATAGTAGTTTAGATGCACAAGGTACAGATGAG